TGCTGGTGAAGTGGGGCTACGAGATAAACCCCCAGACCGAGCCAGCTATCAACCTGCTTGAAGAACAGAACGAAGCGATGACAGAATTGGCATTACCAAGGCTACGCCCTGAATTAGAGATGCCTGGGACTGCCTCAATGCAGCCCGTTCAAGCCGCTCCTGCCGCACAGCCAGACCAGATATCGCAAATCCTGGCTGGTATAGCAGGTAGGTAACAGTTGACAATCAGGCACGTCAGTGGTTTTATATCAGAGTGACGACCCAGATATGGTAACTCACGGAGGGTATATGGCAGACGAACAGCAGATACCGGAGGAAGTGGTAACTCAGGAACCTGATGCCCCACAGCCAGAGGTAGTAGAAGCTGAACCAGAACCTACCGCCGAACCGGAGGTAGACTGGAAGGCTCAAGCTGAAAGGCTAGAGCAGCAATTAAAAACCGAGCAGGGACGTAGCCGGAAACGCGAGGATACAGATGCGGTATTAGGTGACCGTTTGACTTCCATCGAACAGTCGAACGCCGCCCTAATCACTGCACTGGCTGCTGGCGATACCGAGAACCTCCCGGCACAGCTCGGCAATATACAGGCGCAACAACGTAATACGGCGCGTGGACGCAACTATCAGACGCAGTACACTTCGCTAACTGACCAGCTTAAAGGGGTGATTGATGGTACGGGTTTAGACCTGTACGAATCCCCGGAGTTGGAAACCGTGCGACAAGCGTGGGTAGATGCCAACAAGAACCGCAGCCTGCAAGGGCTGTATAGTTCCTTGGTTGATGCTCACAACATAGTGCGTCAGCATGAGCGCACCAAAGCGCAGTCGGATACGGAGCGTGTGCGTGAAGAAGAACGCAAAGCAGCTAACCTAAGGTTAGAAGAAGCTGGCATCTATGACCTCGATACCGGCCCTGCGCGGGGTGGAACTGGAAGCCAAGATGACTGGACTTGGTTTACCCAAACCTACGGCAAGATGGAGAACCCGTCTGCCGCAGACCACGCAAGGGCTACCAGAATAAACAAACTAAGGTAGGAACTAGCTATGGCTGCTGGCGATACCATTACCCAATCACTAGCCGATAGCCTTGATACCGTTGTGGCGTCGGCCCGGCAAGTCCGTGAATACGAGGGCGTCATGCCCAACCTCGTTGACAAAGTTACTTTGTCTGAGGGCACCGGCACCAGCTGGCGTGAGATTTCGATGGCTGCGCTTAGTGCTCAGAACATCACTGAAACCACCACGCTGGATAACCCCCAACAGATGTCTGATACGGTCTTCAGCATCACCCCCACGGTCACTGGTATTCAAACCCTGGTGACTGACCGGGTTGCTTCCCGTATCAACTCCACGTCCTATGCCCAGCTTGGTAGCTTGGCACAGCAGGCAATCCAGCGGAAGAAAGACGAAGACGGCCTCACCGTTCTTGACGGCGCGACCACTTCCCTCTCTGGTGCTGGAACCACTCTCGCATCTGGCGTCATCGCTGCGGCGGCTTACCGTATCAGCAGCAACGCCACTGAGCCTGGTAACCCACCGTATCGGTGCGTACTCCACGGCTTCCAGATTAAAGACCTCTATGACGAACTCACCGCCCATATCGGTACGGCTGCTGCCGGGGAAACCAGCGCAGGGCTGACCGCTCGTGTGTTCGAGGAAGGCTTCCGTGGCAAGATTGCGGGGGTCGAGGTCTACGAAGACGGCAACATCACCATCGACGGTTCCGACGATGCCAAGGGCGGCGTGTTCGCTCAAGAGGCCATCGTGATGGTACAGGGACGCGCTCCCCGTACCGCTACGGTTCGCCGGGAAGACATCGGCGGCGGAGCTACCGTGGTGTACCTCTATGATGAGTATGCCTACGGCGAGAGAAGTTCAGGGAACTGGCTGTTCGAGGTCTACTCGGACGCGACTGCGCCTACGTCGTAGTGAATACACGGCGCACCATCTGGTCTGAGGCTCATGGCCCCATACCTAAAGGGTGGGTCGTACATAACCTGAATGGACAACCTGCGGATGTGCGGTTAGAGAACCTAGCCGCCGTCCCTAGGGATAGCATATTCCTGGCAACCGCTCCCTATAGGGTGCGAATACGAAATTTAGAGCTACAGCTCAAACAAAAAGGTGAACAACATGGCACAAGGTAGTGACAGCAGACTTATGATTGACGAGGACTTCTATGGTGCGGCGTCTACTTTGGCCGCGACCACGGTTCCTCCGATAGCCCTTGGGGGGCTGAACATCGTCGGCCAAGGCATTTCAGAAACTGACTCTGGTGCGCCTCGTCTGGACTCTGATGGTCTTAATGGTGTGATACAACTCACCACGACCAATGAGGATGTCCATGCCGCTGGCCTCCAGAGTGCGACCATGTTTGATGTAGCTCTTATGGGCAGCATCGTCATGGAAGCGCGGGTGCGCCAAGCCGCACTCAACACGGGTGAAGTCTTCATTGGTTTTTCTGATGTAAACACTGACCTGGCTATCGTTGAAGGCGCGATTTGTCATGGTGATACCGTCACCGTCACACTGACCGCTTCCGACTTAGTAGGGTTCCTGATGGCATCAGACCTGACCGACAACAGTGACTGGCACGGTGTGTACAACGGTGGTACTACCACCGGGGAGACTACTTCCACGTCAGTTGACTTTGATGCCGGTGCTACCGCTGGTGAGTACCAAGTCCTGCGACTGGAACTGTTCCCCAACGGCACCGTCGAATGGTGGGTTGATGGAGTATTGGAGCAGACCGTCACTGGTGCAGTTTCTACTTCTGTAGACCTGTGTTTGAACGTCATAGTGGAGTCCAAGACCACAGCGGTGAAAACCCTGGATGTGGACTACATCAAGGTCTGGGCCAACCGCGACTGGACTGCCTAGGCAAGCTAGGTGACCACTCGTAGAGGGTTTCGCTACGACAGTAGCCGCTCACGGTTAGAAGTGACTGTGGACGGCACTGTCGTGGCACAATTCAACAATGTTGCACCAAGCCTATCTATCGTCAACGGCCTTACGGTGGACGGAACCATCACCATGAATGACAGCGCCCAGTGGACGGCCAATGCTTCTGGGACTGTCACCATCTCCAATGTTGCGCCATCTGGGGTAGGTACAGCCACCATCACTAAGTGGCTTACCGTCACGGATGACGGTGGCACAGTCATGTATATCCCCGCGTGGACATAGGCTGTGACCTAGGTCACAATGACAAAACTCATATCAGCAGCGGTTGAGGTACACCTCGATGAGCCTGCATTCAATCTGACTGAAGTCAACCTACAGGCACCTGACAACAGTGGTTGGCGTAGGTATCAGATTATCTCCGTGGTACGGGGGGAGCGAATGGCTGAATACCGTGAAGACCTTGGGCCAAAAGAAGACTTCACGGCTGATGCCTTCCGTATACCAGGGGGTGTATGGGATGCGGCCACCAGGCGTATGGAAGTCCTTCATAGTGTAGGTGAGTTGCGGGAGATAGCTGAGTTTGTACGACTAGGCCCAACAGTCCGTCCAGAGATACAGCCCCGTGATTTGGTGGGTGAGTACCATGAACACCTCGATAGATTAGTGACGATATCTAAGGAGAAAGGCTTATGACCACAGACAATAAGATGACTGTAGAACTCATGGAAGAAGCTGAACCAGCGCCTGAGCCTGGCAGCTTCGACAGAAGGAAGGTCATCCACTCGCCATCCGATGCGTTCCCGATTGATGTACAGATAGCATCCCTGGAATCGGCAGGCTACGTATATGTCTATGACACGGAGAATGGTGAGCGCTCTGTAGTGAACCGCAACATGCTGGAGTCGCAACTACAGAAGATGCGGCCTGAGGGCACGCGGTACTTCACTACGGTCAAGCCTGATAAAGAACCCAAGCGTGGCACACTCAAGTGCCTGCTCCATTCCGATGACCCTGATAGGGGGCAGTATGATATCTGGGGTTTTGCGACTTGTAACAAGTCCAATCTCATATCTGAGTTCCAAGTTAATAGGCATGTCCAAATCCGCCACCGCATGGAGTGGCAGACCATCTACGAAGACAGGGAAAGGAAAGAGAAAGAAGAAGAACGAAACTTCCAACGCCAACTCCTCGGCGCTGCAACTCGAACAGGAGTCCAACCCGAAGTCGCCGTCAGCGCCGAAGCCCGATTCGACACCTGCGGTTGCGGAGAAGGATACAGGGTCGGATACATAGCACAGCACCAGCGTGGTAAGAAACACCAGAGGTGGGAGAAGAAGAATGGCACATAACACAGTCGATACGGCAAATCCTATCCTCTGATGGACAGGCTAGTGCC